GATTGTAGACGCTCTGAGTGAAGAGTCTGTACGTGAGTTTGTTGAGCGTGGCGGTACGGTCACTAAAGTTCGTGATGAGCTAGAAGCTGGTTTGCGAGAGGGGGCACGTGCAGGAGCTGAGAGACTTGTAGCGTACCTCAAGAAGCTTAAAGTAACGGATGAAGATGTCCTCAATGTATTAAACTCCAGAGGTCTTCCTATAGAGGGCAGGGATGCACTGCAAGCTTCCGCTGAAGCAGGGGTAAAGAGTTTGACAGAAAAGCTAAGAGAGTATAAAGTAAGCAAAGCAGACATACAACGAGTGGTAGACGCTTTTGATTCTAGTGTAACTACTAGACGTGATGCGGCAGAGGGTGGCCTTAGAGCTGCACCTAAGAAGCTACTAGATGTACTCAAAGACTTAGACTTAAGTGAACGTATGCAGCGTGAGATACTGAAGTCAGGTGGCTTTATCATTGAAGCACGTGACGCTGCTGAGTCCTCTATTCGTAAGGGTTTGGGTGTACCATAAGACTGTCAGCTTTAAAAACTAAAATACAATATCAGAAAGTAAGGCAATCTTATGGCTAACCTAGATCAGTTCTTGGGCGACCCTATCTCAGAACAAGAACCTAAAAGTGAAACATCCTTGTTGGATTCCTATCTAGGCAGTCCTACAGCTGAAGCTGAGGCTGTTGCACCAGAGGGTACAGACCCTGAGGGTGTACGTGACCTAACAAGAGACGATGTCTTTTACAGGTATGCTCCTTACATGGAGAGTCACCTGGGTATGAGCGAGAAGGACCACAGCAAGCAGGAGATAGCTGACGCTTACGTCAATCACATGCGTACCTTCAGTGCAGGTCAATCTGTAACTACAGTCAAAGAGCTTGCTTACTTAAATAAGATCAAAGGTCTAGAGAGTGAGACTGAAAAAGCTAGACGTTTAGCTGAGGCTGCTGCTGCGTATGACACGTTTGACTCTATGAAGGGTGCGTTTGCTAAGGGTACTTCTGCTATGGAGAAGCTTGACGCTGTAGGCGACTACGCTCGTGCGCTAATTGTAGATCCTATGTGGTTAGTGGGTCTAGGTGTAGGTAAGCTTGCAGGTATGGGGTCTTCTAAAGCCGCAGGTCAAATCGCTAAGGAGGCTGCAAAAAGCTACGCCCTTAACGAAGTCAAAAAAAGAGGTGCAACTGAAGGTGCTAGGCAAGCTGTACTACAGCAAGAGAGACTCGCCCTTGCACGACTAAAGAATAGTGCCTCCCTGAAGGCAGGTGCAGACCAAGCACTTGGTAAGTCTTTTCAAGAGGCAACTAAATCAGCAGCACGTAAAGAAGCTATTGGTGTAGGTATTGCTGACACTGTTACTGGCGTTGGTATGGATGCTATCTACCAGAACATTATGGATGATGTAGACCTACAAGATGGCTACAACATGATGCAAGGTGGGTTTGCTGCTATCGGCGGTGCGGTAGGTCTAGGTGTAGGTTATTCGTTTGCACGGGGCTTCCAGATGGATGAAGCGGACTTATCTTCTGTAGGTTCTATGCGCTTCTACCAGGCACAAGAGCACCTAGCTAATGCACGTAAGATTGCAGGGGAGCCAGGCCAAGCGCTAGACGATTTGGATATGCCAGGCTTTGAAGCTAGCCTGCCTGGTTTCCGTGACATGATGGAGACCTTAAAGGATAAAGCTGCACGAGGTGAACCTCTCCGTGAAGCAGATGCAGGCGACTACATTCCAGATGACCTTGTGTGGCAGGACGCCTTCTTTAAAGGTATCTCTCAGTCCCTAGCGGACAACGGTATTAAGTACTGGACTAAGCGTACACCTGAGGACGGATTCCTTAACTGGATGAGTGACCTTATGAAGTCTATGCCTGATTCAGTAAAGACTGAATTGTCTGATATCTTTGATGATACTCTGGGTAAGAACGTAGAGTTATACAAAGGTAAGAAGCTCTTTGAAGAAACTACTATAACAGGACCAGACGGTAAGGCCACTAAAGCTACTGCCCTTGACTTGGTAGCTAACGAGATCAGTGAAGCTGCTAAGAAGATGAGCCTGGTGCGTAATGCGTCTAGTGTCTTTAACAAAGTGCGTGAGATTAAACCAGATGCGCAGGCAGATGAGCTACTTAAAGAACTTATCGTAGCGGAGACACCAGGTACAACAGCTAAAGTACGCAACGGTATTACGGGTACAGCTAACTACCTGCAGCGTAACCTTATTCGAATGCTAGTTACTCATCCTGGTACTACTGCGCTTAACTTAGTAGGTTGGTCTACAGCTACTGCAATGCAAAGTACTAGCGACATTATACGAGGCACCTTGTATGGGGGTAATGCACTTCTTCAAGGCGCTATGTTTAATCGTGAAGGTGCTGCTACCTACGCTAAGAAGGCAGGGCTTATGTTCTCCCTTCAAAAGCAGAAGATGCGTAACTTCCTAGACCCTAATGCAACTTACCAAGACTTTCAGGACATCCTGGCATTTAACCCCTCTGCACAGAAAGAGATGCTTCGCTACATGGCGGGTGGCGTAGACATAGAAGAGCTGTCTCGTACACTACAACTAGAAGACTTCTCTAACTTAGCAGAAGAGGCGCTGGGCGAAGGAGCTATAAATAAAGTAGGCCGTAACAAACTAGATAAAGTTATGGATACGATTCAAGTTGTCTACGGCGTTAAGCTTCAAGACGTAGTAACTAAGTCGCAAGAGTTTATGTATGCGATAGATAAGCAGATGCGTCTTAAGTACAACAAGACCTATAGGGAGTTTCTTGACGACCCTGACATGTGGAAAACTATGATGGGGGAGGATTACGCAGAGGTTGTAAGTACAGCTTCTCAAGACGCCCTACGTAATGTGTTCTCTAAGAGCTATGCAGGGTCAGATAACTTTGTAGAGAAAGTTGCAGGTATGGTAGAAGAGACAAGCCGTCTACCTCTTGTGGGTGCTCTTGTACCTTTCGGTCAGTTCTTCAACAACACTATCGCTCATATGGCAGACCACTCAGGTCTAAGCCTTGCGCATAAGTTCTTTATGGGTACATCACGTGACCCTATGGAGCTTCTAACTAAAACAGCTATGGGCTACTCTTTCATTGGAGCCGCTTACCAGTACGAAAAGGATTACCTTGACGAAGGCTTACGGTGGTACGAAAGCAGAGGCTCTGACGGGGCTGTTCGTAATAGGCTATATGACTTCCCTTATATCTTCTATAAAGGTGTAGGGCGTATGGCAGCACATATTGAAAAGGATGGTACAGTACCTGAAGAGCTTTTCAATGAGATCATTACAGTGCTAGGCCCAGGCAACATGACACGACAGCTGGATGATACTATCCAAGGCTCTTACAATCTACTTGTGGAGGCTGTCACTACTGAGGATGTAGACCTCAAGGACGTACTTGTTAAATCCATACAAGGTACGACTTCTATGTACGCCTCTGGGTACACTCGATTCCTTGAGCCTGTTAACCTTACAGCCGCAATGGTAAAAGGAGAAACTCACATAGCTGCAGACCGTAGACAAGGCTCTGAGTGGGTCAACAAATCAGTGCGTTATGCTGATGAACTACTGGAGTCTATGTCTCTGTATGTTAAGCCTGAAAAGAAATACAGCGCAATTACAGCTGAGACAGGTGAAGTACCCATCAACAAGGTGTTTGGTCTTAGATATAGTACTGCCCTGTCTAATACAGAGAAAGCTTTTGCTGAGGCTGGTGTGCCTGATTGGAAGACCAACATACGTACATCTATACCAGAGGCACGTAATGACGTTAACCGCATCATTCAGCCTATCCTGGAGTACGAGTTTGCTGAGCTTAGAGAGTCTACTAAATGGCAGACAGGCTCCCCTGCGCAAAGAAAGAGCTACATTGAGCAGCGAATCAACGAGAGTAAGAAGCTAGTCAAGGACATCTTAGGTAAGTCTTTTGACCCTGAGGATACACGCACTCTTATGCTGTATAAGCTAGGCGCTGGGGAGTATGCCAACCAACGTATGCTTAAGAAGTATGCCTCAGAGTTTGGTATTGAGGAAGACTTGACTGAGTTGGAGGATCATCAACTAAGCCTGTTTGTAGGTTACGTAGAAGTTCGAGAGGAAGAACGGAAGCGAGACAGAAAAGAATAAACACTATACCAAATAAAAAGAGAGGGGAGCCGCTAAGCTCCCCTTTTTTAGTTTTACTACTTGATGCCGTGTTTGTCTACATTACTGTTACACCACAGCACCGCTTCTTGTATGGCCTTTACTGCGTAATCTCTCTCACTAGAAGGGGGCAGGTTATCTTCGATAAACTCAGTCATGTTACTTGCTGACTCAGTTAACCCTTTTCTAAACTGCACCTTCTTATGTTCGATAAAACGCTTAGCTTCTTCTTCTATGTTATACGTCAACGTCAGTATCCTAAACTATGGTAGAGTTAACTAACGTAAGTATATCATTAGTATCTAAAGAGAGTCAACACTTATTTGTGTATCTCTTTCAGGGTTTCATTAGCCTTAGACAAGTACCACTCTGCCTTGCTCATGTCCTCTGTAGGGTTACCCTTGTACATAGCTCGGTGGTTGTACTTCATAACATTACCTCTACAGTAAGCTACAAAGCCCTCTAACCCAAGCACTTGCTTTATGTACTCAATACACTCTACCCCGTCTGTGTGGTTGTAGTGAAACGGTTTGTTTACTGGGTCATACTCTAATGACATTACAGTCCCTCCTTAAGAAAGGTCTTGACCCACATAGCTGTGATGTCTGACCTGATGATATCCTCAATGCCAAACTCAATGATGGGTACTGGCAGTTGGTGCTTCTTAGCTAAGTGTATAACCTTTGTCAAGCCGTCCGCCTCTTTCAAGTCAGACTGTTGCACATCACCGTTGAGTACAATGGTAGTACCTTCTCCTACACGAGTCAGCAACATCTTAAGTTCGTGCGTTGTGATGTTCTGTGTCTCGTCTACAATAATAAAGGCGTTATCAAAACTACGTCCACGCATGAGGGCCAGGGGTGCCATCTCAATGTTACCATTCTTGATACCTGTCTCAACTGTTCCCTTCCCTAAGTGCTTCTCCAGTACGTCCAACACAGGCAAAGCCCACGGCATTGTCTTCTCTGTCAGGTCGCCCTTGAGGAAGCCAAGCTCTTTACCTACCGCAACATGAGGTCGAGTGATAACGATCTTGTCGATCTCTTTCAGGGTGTACAGATCAGCAGCATAAGTAGCTGTGACGTAAGTCTTACCTGTACCTGCAGGCCCAAGGATAAACACTTGCTGACTATTCCGCAGTGCATCTATCAAGACACCCTGCTTGTCTGTCTTAGGTACTAACCCTGAGGTAGCCTTGGCATCTGCACCTTTGTAGTTAGTCTTACGTCTAGTACGTCTCTGTTTAACTGGGGGTTCTTGCACGTAGATACTCCGCTTGTTTTATAAGTTTATCGGGACGGTCATCAGACTTACCCATACTGTGATTGCAGCCTTCACAAACCCAACCCCTAAACTCACCTGTAACGTGACTGTGATCTAAGCACATCTTCTCGGCTACGTCACCACAACATTCACATATGTTATCCGCTGGTCTAGGGTGAAGCTTCTTAAGTACAGCTACAGTACGAGAGTGCTCTGTCTGACATGTGGCACATCGGTATCCCTTAGTAGGGTCACCATTCTTTCTGTAGTATATAGCGTTGAAGTCAGATAAGGACTTCTCTTCGCCACACTTCTTACATATACGCTTCTCAGGGTCTTCGTTCCGTGCAGGCTCTTCTCCTCTAAAGAAGTCTAGCTGCATTATACGTCACGCCTCCCTTCATTCAACAAGTAATCCTTCAACTCAGTGTAACCTCCAATGTAATCACCTGAGGGTGAGAACACTTGAGGTACAGTCTTAAGGTCTGCCTTCAGCATAAGCTTTAGCATCCACCTGTTGTCTGAGTGTTGTACGTTGTATACGTCATACGCTTCACCTGTGTTGTTAAGTAAAGCCTTTGCACTATCACAAAAGTTACACTGACTACGTGTTAGAATAGTGTACATGGTATCTCCGAAACAAGATGTTAGATTGGCCCACCCTGCAGGACTCGAACCTGCAACCTACTGCTTAGAAGGCAGTTGCTCTATCCAGTTGAGCTAAGGGTGGGTAAGTAAGGCCCGAAGGCCTCACCCTTAAGTTAGGTCTACGATCTCGCAGCTGTCGCCTGAGCAAGCTAATGTCTGACTACCTGCTGTGTTGTCTTCAGCCTCATACTCTGAAAGCTTTGACCAGTCAATGCTCTTAGGCATAAGTGACAGCAACTCTGTGTAGTCTGACTTGCCTACATCCTGGTATGGTGCTTGCTGGTAAGTATGCTCTGAGTAGGGCAGGAAGGATACCCCTGACATCTCATCGAAGTGTTCGTACACGAATGCACCTACCTCGAACCACTCATCACCCTTGACGTTGATTGTCACAGATGGTTTGTGCTCGCACCACGCTCGTTGGTATGCCAACCACATCTTCAGCTGCTCAATAGCTGACATGTCTGACGTAGTTACTGCACCCTTAGGAGACTTCATAGGGAAGCTGAACACTGTAGTCGCATCTGGCTTCATTACGTCTGGCTCGTTAGGGATACCCTGATCAATCATAAACTGTGTTAGGGGGTCTTTGTTGTCGCCTCTGACGGTTCGGATATAGTAGGGGCTGTGTCGGGCGTGGATGCCTGATGCGGAATCAACCAGCTGACTAACAGTACCACTAGGCTTGACGCAAGTAATGGCAGCAGATACAGGTACCCCCAGCTTCTTAGCCCATTCTGCATTGGTATCGACTGCGATTTGTTTGAGGTGTTCAAGAGTACTCTCCAATCCTTTGTTCTTTGTAGTCATCAATGGGTTATCCATAATGCCTGTTAGAGACACGCCGAGCAGACGCTCTTCTTCGGTGTTGCGCTGCCACACCTTGCGCAAGTAGGGGAACTTTGTGTAGCTGGACTGGATTGTACCAAGGATGGTAGCCAGTTTAACTTTTTGTTCAAGAGTTTCCACAGTGTCAGTAGCACGTACAACTACCTCCGTAAGGTTGCAAAACTGGTATGGGCGGAGGATGATCTCACTGCACGGGTTGGTCCCGAAGTCATAGTCTGGATCACGCCGACCATTCTTAGCTGCTTGTACCTTGGAAGCCTGACGGTTAAAGATACCACGCTCACCTGATCCTGACTCAACTAATGCCATCCACTCACGCATGAAGCTCAGGCTGTCTGGCTTCTCAGTGTACGACACAGAGTTGTTAGCCAAGGCACGTTGTGGTCCTGTCTCCCACCAAGCACCTGACTTAGCGTGACGCATACGGTCATCCGACAAATTACTCAATGAAATCATAGCACTACGGCGTACACCACCTACAACTACAACCTCACCAATCTTACACATGATGTCGTGACACTGTAGTGAGCTAAGCTTCTTGCCTTGTGCTTCCTGAAATGTTCTAATGACAAAGTGAAACAAGTCTACCAAGGGCGCTGGGCCTGAAGCACGACCACCGAATGTCTTTAGCTTAGCACCTGCTGGACGTACCTTGGACACATCCCACTTAGGAATCTCACCACTGTACAGGAGTGCAATCATTTGACGCAGAGCCTTAGCCCACCCCTCCTTACTGTCCTTGACGACGATTGTTGTGTCACTCTCGAACAGCTCAGGGACTTCAGGCAGCTTGGATATGAACTGTCGCTCAACAGAGAAGCCGACACCAGTACCACAGAGAAGAATGAACATAGCCTCATCGAAGGACTTTACGTCATCTACGGGTAGGTAGCTACAGTTGTAGCCAGCTGTGTTGTCACGCTCAAGCGCTGGGCCTGCGGTCATCAAGGCTCGCATGGAAGGCATGACAGACAAGTCCATAATAGCAAAACGCAGTTCGTCTGCTATATCTTGTGGCACCTTAGTACCTACAAGGTTGTTCACGTAGCGATCTACTGTTTCGCTCCATGTCTCACGGCGTCCCTCATTGTCTAGCCATCGTGCGTAGCGTGACGTGTGAATGAATGCTTGGTAGTCTGTTGGTAGAAAGTTACTGATCATCGCTTGTCCCCTGATCCCTTTATTGTGCCTCGTACCTTACGTCCGTAAAGCTTCTCTAAGTTAGACATAGCTAAGTCGTGCATATCTATATTCAAGTCTCGTGATAGTGCAGCTATGTACCACAGTACGTCACCAATCTCTGCTGCAATAGCTTGACGATCAAAGTCACCATCACGAAGCATCTTCTTTACTTTGTTTGCGACTTCCCCTGCTTCACCTGCCAGGCCCAGTGCAGGATACAGAACAGAATGCTCGGCTTTGTATATGGCTGTCTTGGCCGCTGCGGTTTGATACTCATTTAATCCCATCTGCTTCTTGCTGTAGACTTCACTATAGTAGTCCCACGCCTCTAAATCTCCGTCACTAACATGACTCATAGTCTCTCCTTCACATTTAAGTTCTCGACTTTAACATCGTCTATATCAAAGAACACATCCTTGATTAAGTCATACACATCGTCATCATGTGCATCAGGTACAGAGGAAAGGAAGTTAGCCTCCTTGTCCACTGCCAATACAAAAGTCACGCTGAATCGCTTATCTCTCATAGCCCTGCCTTAAGTTTAATACGCTTTGTTTTAAGTGGACTGCCTTTCTCTGCTAGCCACTCAGGTGGTATAACCCTGTGCGAGTACTGAAAGCCATGCTTCTCGCACCACATTGCGTATGTTGTTTTAGAACCCTTGTACAACTTAGCTTTAGCGTTACTAAATACAAGTCGTATATCTAACTCAGGGTGCTGTTCTCTTACTGCTACATGCTTACGTCTATCTTCATTATCAAAGATACCTTTAGTCTCAATGATGATACCGTTGTCTAACACAAAGTCAGGCGTGTAAGTCCTGTACCGTAAGTCCCTCCACTCAATCTTTAGCTCCTCGTACCTGAGCTGTTTCTGATTTTGCTTTAGGTACTCAGCTACAACTTTCTCTAAGCCACTACGGTACGTCCTCTTGTTGTGCTTATTCGCTGCCAACTTCATCTC